ATATAAAAGAAATACTAGAATGTGGAAATGATATTGGAAAATATTATGATGCATTAATAAAGAATCCAAGCAAAGAAAATTTATACATGTGTTTAATGTCAGCAAATGCCCTAGAAGGAATTCGTTTTTATGTTTCCTTCGCCTGCAGTTGGGCATTTGCTGAACTGAAAAAGATGGAAGGTAATGCAAAGATTATAAAATTTATTGCACGTGATGAGAATACACATTTAGCTGGAACAACTGTTTTAATAAAATCTTTATTAAGAGAAGAACCAGTATATCAAAAGATTGCAAAAGAAAAAGAACAAGAAGTAATAGATTTATTTGTTAAAGTAATAGAACAAGAAAAAGAATGGGCGACATACTTATTCAGAGATGGTTCTATGATAGGTTTAAATGATACAATTTTAAAAGAATATATAGAATGGATCGGAACAAAAAGAATGCGTGCATTAGGATTAAATTCACCGTTCTCCGTTTCCAAATTAAATCCACTACCTTGGACTGAAAAATGGATAAGTGGTGGAAATGTACAGGTTGCTCCACAAGAAACAGAAATTTCATCTTACGTCGTAGGTGGAGTAAAACAAGACGTAGATGATACAACATTAAAAGGATTAAGTTTATAATGAAAGAACTAGGATTAGTACTATGTGGATGCTTCGTATTTGCTTTGTTTTTTGCGGGTGTTATATATCCTGAATTAGAATATAAAGGATATGAAAGAGTTAACAGCTGCTATGGCGAATGCTACGAAGAATACATAAGAGTAAATGGAACCTTTTTAGAAGAACTAGAAGCAAAAAGAGTTGCTATGGCAGCAGATGAATTTAGTTCAATAAAAGGATTATGGGCTGGATGTGCAGCATGTCACGGAACAGATGGAAAAGGTATTGCAGCATTCCCAGCATTAGCAGGAAGATCGGCAGATTATATCAGCACGGCTTTATTACAATATAGAAATGGTGAAACTCGTGGAGCACAATCAGTTCTTATGTGGGGTCAAGCTGGTAATTTAACCGATCAGCAAATAGAAACTTTAAGTAGATACGTGGAGGTAGAACTAGGTGGATAAGAAAAATTATACATACAAAGAAGCTACGCCAGAACAAATTAAAGAATGGCAAGAAGGTGAACTAAAATGGTGGGGAGATAATTCAATGAAAATTATAATTATTTGTTCAGCCAGTATTTTTGGATTAATTGGGTTTATGGGATTAACCATGGCAACAATCCAATTAGGAGTTTACCAATAATGGTAGTAGAAATCTACAGTAAAGATAATTGTCCGTATTGTGATATGGCAATCAAATTAGCAGAACAACATGCAAATCTATATAGAGTATTTAAATTAGGTGAAGATTTTGGACGTGAATTAATGGAAGTTAAATTTCCGAATGCAAGAACCTTTCCACAAATTATCGTTGATGAAGAACCAATTGGTGGATATACAGAATTTAAAGCTCTAATAGATAATGCCTGAATACGTATTTGACTGCGGATATTGCTTTAAAGTTTGCGATATTGTAACAGAGGACGGAGAGGATAAACCTAAATTCTGTCCATTCTGTGGAAATCCAGTAGATGAAGTAGTAGAAGATGAGCTAGAATTTGATGTATAAATACTATTATGGATTGGATATATCAAGGTGTAAAATACGAACCACCAAAAGATTTTAGCCCAGATGATTATTATGGTTTTGTTTATATGATTACAAACAGAACGAATGGACGCAAATATGTTGGTAAAAAATTCTTTTGGAGTAAGAAAACACTCCCACCTTTAAAAGGTAAAAAAAGAAAAAGAAGGTCAATAATAGAATCTAATTGGAGAGAATATTATGGATCGAATAAACATCTCGTAGAAGAACTGGAAACCCAGGGTGATGTTTTCTATAGAGAAATACTACATCTCTGTAAAACAAAAGGAGAATGCTCCTATATGGAGACAAAAGAACAATTCGAAAGAGATGTTTTATTAACAGATGACTACTATAATGGGATAATTAACTGTCGTATTGGTAGTAATTCTATTAAAAATTTAAAAAAATAGGGGGTTTACAAACCTTTATTTTTATGGTATAATATGCCTATGTCAAAAAAATATAAAGACAATGTTATTCCTTTTCCAAATCTAAAGGAAAAACAAACACAAGAAAAACTAAAACAATCTAAAGAAGCTGTTGATTTTATTGCTAATGAATCAATAGACACTGCATCATATATGATGGACGTAATGGAATCTGAATTGCAACACATGACAGAATCTCTTTTTTCTAGAGTTAAATTTAGAGATCCAGATACTCCAGAGTCCAAAGATATGTTTGTTATTTTAAATCTGTTAAACGCAATGTTTCACAGATATGCAGGACTTCCTCATCATTTACAATTAGAGTTAGAGGATATATATAAAATACTTAAAGACTTAGAAGATAATGGTCCAAAGAAACCAGATAACTATCTTGATATTTTATTCGATCCAGAATTTGGATTTCCAATCGATCCCGATGAAGGTGGATTAGGAGACGACGATGATAATAGTTGATTATAGTCAAATTGCTTTAGCAAGTATAATCGTACAAAGAATAGACGATCCACAACTAATAAAGCATATTTGTTTAAATACTCTTAGAATGTATAACAAAAAATATAGAGAAGAGTATGGACAAATGGTATTAGCATGCGATGGTTTTAACTCTTGGAGAAAACAATTCTTTCCAGAGTATAAAGGGAATCGTAAAAAGAATAGGACAGCATCAGAGTTAGATTGGAATCTTATCTTTGGAACACTAAATGATTTAAGAGAAGAAATAAAAGATAACTTCCCATGGAAGGTATTACATTTAGACGAATGTGAAGCAGATGATATTATAGCTACACTTACAATGCAAACACAAGAGTTTGGTTTACATGAACCAGTTATGATTATATCATCAGACAAAGATTTTATACAATTACAAAAATTTAATAATGTAAAACAATTTAGTCCAGCAACTAAAAAATTAGTTACTGATTCTAATCCTAGATTATATAAATGGAACCATATATTTCGTGGTGACTCTGGTGATGGCGTTCCAAATGTTTTATCACCAGATGATACATTTATAACTGACCAACATCAAAACCAATTGCGTCAAACTAAAATCGACGAATGGATAAATAATCTAGATACTTTAAGAGAAAGTATGGGTGATGAAAATTATCGTAACTTTCAAAGAAATCAAACATTAATAGACTTTGATTATATCCCAGAAGAGATACAACAAACTATTATAAATACTTTTAATGAAACAAAACCTGCACCAAAAATGAAGGTTTTAAATTATTTAGTTAAGAACAGATTAAAAAATCTGATTGAATGTACGGAGGAATTTTATACTTATGGCTAGATTATTAATACCAGAAGTCTTTAACCAATTTAAAGGCTTAACAAAAAAAGATGAGAGGATAGCATTACTAAAAAAATATGACCATCCTGCTCTAAGAGATATTTTAAGAGTAGCTTTCGATGCTGATATTGTATCAGTATTACCAAAGGGTGCACCACCTTACGAAAAAGATGATGCTCCAGAAGGTATGTCACAAACATCTTTATATAGAACTCATAAACAATTTAAATATTTTTTCAAAGGTCCAGTTGCAAATTCAGCAGAACCTATTCGTAGAGAAGGTATATTTCTAAACATAATAGAAACAATGCATCCTACAGAATCAGAAGTTTTAATAGCTGCAAAAGATAAAAAACTAAAAATAAAAGGTTTAACAAAAGCTTTAATTGATGAAGCTTTTCCAGGTCTTATTGTTAAGTCAGTAAGTAAATCAACTAAGAAAGAAGAGGAGTAATGCCTATGGAATAATCCTTCGTTATGTAATTTTAATTAATCAAATGGAGATTGCTTATGATTACAGAGTTGAACCGCCTCAAAAGAGATTACAAAGAGGCAATTCATTATAAAAGACGATTGAAGTCGAGAGGGAAAGATACTTTAGCTTATAAAATAAACAAAAAAGCTTTAGGTCTTAAACAACATATAAGAGAATTAACATACATAGGAGGATAGAGTCAGGGTTTAGCCCTGGTTCGCTAGGGCTAAACACTAATATGGTAATGAGAACATCTACAGAAAGACATACTTATTTTTCCGAAGATGAAAAGAAAGTGGCAAAAGTATACGAATCATACGAAGGATGGTTTGTTGAATTTTACAAAGATAACGTTTTAATTGAAAGAAGAGATTTATTTGAACACAATGAAGAGTACGCAGAAAATGCAGCAGAAAATTGGGTTCTTGGAGTAATAAGAGGATAAGGGTTTACAAACCGTTATTTTTATGGTATAATATATATTATGAATATTTTTGTATTAGATAGAAATCCCGTTGTCGCAGCACAGATGCAATGCGATAAACATATAGTCAAAATGATTGTGGAATCAGGTCAAATGCTTTCCACAGCTCACCGAATGTTAGATGCCGAAGTTACACGCGGTCCATCTAAATCAGGAAAAACAATTCAAAAGAAATGGGTCTTTCGCGACGAGCGCGAAGATATATTATATAAAGCTGTACACATGTATCACCCATGCACTACCTGGACAATGCAATCTATGCATAATTATCGTTGGCATTATTTACACTTTGTTGGTTTATGCGACGAATATACGTATAGATATAACAAGGTCCACGGTACAGATACAAGATTAAGAAAACCTTTAGAAAAAATACCACAAAATATACCACGAGGAAAGATGACCGACTTTGCATTAGCAATGAAAGCATTTCCTGATTGTATGACAGATTGTGCTATAGAATCTTATCAGAATTTTTACCATACTAAATTAGCTTATATGCCAATGGTATGGACTAAACGTAAACAACCCGATTGGTTTAATCCAAATGCTTATGAAAAAAAGTATAACAAATTAGATTGGGTAGGACAACACTGGGAAAAAGCAAATGCCAACTTATGATTTTAAGAATTTAGATACAGGTGAAATTACTGAATACATGATGAGTGTATCCCAAATGGAACAATTTAAAGCAGACAATCCTAATATGCAACAAGTTATTTCATCTCCTAAAAATAACATTATAACAAATAGAGATGGTTCTGTATTAAGAAAAGCTGGAGATGGTTGGAAAGAAGTACAAGATAAAATTAAAAAAGGTTTACCACCTAGATATAGAGATAATATAAAAACAAAATGAGTGACGCATTTGCAAAGTTTATGACCAAATTTTTCCGTTTTATTGCGGACACTTTCTTTGCAAAAAGATATGGTCACAGAGCTATTGTATTAGAAACAATTGCAGGTGTTCCAGGTATGGTAGCTGGTATGTGGTTACATTTAAAAAGTTTAAGAAAAATGAAAACTGGTTATGGACCAGACATAAGAGAAATGTTAGCAGAAGCAGAAAACGAAAGAATGCATTTAATGTTTTTTATACAATTAGTGAAACCAAATTGGTTTGAAAGAACGTTAGTTATGTTAGCACAAGGAATTTTTATGTTGTTTTATTTCTTTATTTACATTGTTAGTTATAAAACAGCACATAGAATGATAGCTTATTTTGAAGAAGAAGCTGTTGTTAGTTATACAGAATATTTAAATTTAGTTGAAAGTGGTCAGGTAGAAAATGTTCCAGCGCCACGTTTAGCCT